TCGGAACGACTGAACGGATTCCCAGCGTTAGAGTTGATGCTAGCCTAAAATTCCGCGAACCTCAATATCTTCTTTCTATAAAAATGGCGGCTTGTAGAAATTCAGCCTATTTTGTAACTGCATTCAATGCGCTTTCTGCATTACCTTCTTGCCTGTGGCATTCCTCCACCAGCAATTCAAACAGCGGTTGCACGTGATCGTAAGCAGTGGTTTTTTTTACGTTCCATACCGTACGGACGCCTTGAATAACATTGGAGAATTTAAGCCGGGCATAACCTCTACCCGTGCAGCGGTCGCAAATTTTCATAACCGGCACGCCCTGTTCCTCTGTTTTCTCCTTATCCACCACCTTCCCTTTGCCGTGGCAGCGACAGGCATTACTGATAACGCCTTTGCCGTTGCATGCTTAGCACAGAACCCGCGCGCTCTCCCGAACTGATTTCCACTCCTCCCAGTACGAGGGGAAAACGCCCTTTGTAACTTTTGCCCATTTTGGTGGCTTTCCGTCCGGGTAATGAATTTTATTGGTGAAAACTTCGACTTCGGTAAAGCCGCTTCCATCGCAGCAGTCACATCTGCGCACACTTGCCGCGCTGCGCGCATAATCCTGGTATGCAAAAGCACACATAATTTCGAGAACGCGTCGGCGAATTGTTTCATCGAGTTCTGTAACTGATTTAAAGCGCCGGGATATTTCAACGGCTGAATCATAGAGTGCCTCCATCGCCCGATCTGGGCTACTTATGCCAATCTTTGCCAGGTAGAGATCAAAGCCAAATCCGCACTTCGCGTTAACCAGTCCAAGTGCAGCCATCACATCAGTTCCAGTCAGGCAGTCGGTAGCTGTCGCCCTCGAGGAGTCACTGAACATCGGTGATTTTGGCGCGAAGTATTTAGCGATTGATTCGAGGTTCATTAGGCTGTTCCTGCTGAATGATAGATACGAATAAAATTACGAAGAATGCGGTAATCCACCAGCACCGATCCCCGGTAGCGGTAAATGCGAAGGCGCTGCCAGCGCGCGCGGAGTATCTCAAGCGTTTCTGGCTTCATTTGGCCTCCTCGATAATGATTTGCCCGGTCTCTCCCCAGATTTTGGTAACACGCCCGTCCCAGACATGGCTATCCTCGTCAAACACTGCATCCAGCAAAGCTTTTTCCAGGTTGTCTTTGTCCGGCTTTTGTTGATGTGGCCGGCCGACATATTGCGCCCGCTTTGCCTTACTCCAGCTCTTTGGCATGGGGATCACAAAAGTTACGTGATAACCGGCTTCAAGCAATTTAATGCCCAGCAGCCGGACCTGCTCTTTGTATGCCCAGTAAGCAGCTGTTGCTGGGCGTTTATGCCACCGGTCTCGCTGGGTCATTCGTGGTTTGCCAATCGGCGTAATTTCGTAAATTTTCATGCGGGCACCACCAGCCCGCGGCGGGCAACTTCAATCACTGTCAGAACAATCGCACGGTCCATAAGCTGCCGGCGCTCTTCCCTGTTCAGCTTATTCCCGTTATCAATGCTGTCATGACAGCAAACGCAGAGCGCAGCTGTCGCACAGTCATCAGTTTTTAATCCCATGCCTTTTCCTTCGTTCCGGTGTGCCACCTGGGTTCCCCATGCTCCACAAAGAACACAACGCTCGATCTGCCCCACGGCGGCGAGCCATTTTTTGCTGCGATAAATAGCCATGCTCACCCCCATATCCGGTTTTGCCACCGGCGATTTATACGCGGCGGTTTATTGCCTTCAGGCAGCCGGGCGCTGACGGTCCAGGTGAGATAATCGGAGTTCAGGCTGCGCTCTACCATTACGCCACGGCGCTGGTATTTCGCCATGAGCTCTTCGGCCTGCTGGGTTGTGCAATCGGTATGATGGAACCAGCTATGCTTCATCCCGATCACCCCGCGAAGCTCATAAGCTGAGCAGCGGCGTTCTCCGCCTCGCGCTGGTCCCTGAACGCTTTTGACAATATCCAGCGCCAGAGGACATCGAGCGCGGCTTTATAGAGCTGCTGGAACTCGATGTCGTCCATGTTCGCGAAGGAGATGCTGCGAGGATGTTTCTGAAGGGTGCCATCCGGAAGCTTTATGGCGTCGTAATGCCCGGCCTGGATCGTAACCCAGGCGCGGTATGCATCGAAGGATTTACAGAGGCTGATCCCGTTCGTGACGCGGCGGCTCGCTACCTGCTCAAGATAGTGCTCAGCGGCATCAAGTAGTGCGCCTTCGTTGCCGCCGTAGGTAGCCAGGAATTTAGCGTAGCCGGTAACCAGCTTGCGCTCGTTGGAAGAGATCGCTCCGCCGGTCGGCTCCCAGTATTCGAAGCCCAGATTCAGCAAAGCGAAGAAGCGGCGATGAAACGCTGGATTGCGTACCTGTTTGAAGTCGGCCACCAGCACGGCGCCGAGCTTTATTTTTGATTGCAGTAAATCGCTGCTCTCCGGCGTAGCCGGGATCAGGATCCCTGAGGACTGTTTGATGAGTTGTAACTGCGCCATGGTGTTCACTCCGTGGCGCATCGAGGTCAGGTTGCTGGTTGTTCAGGCCAGCTCAAGAATTATGATTGCGTACGTAGTGACAAGTCAATTTTTAGAAGCCATTTCTCTTACAACTTCCATTATCGTTTCCTTCGACCAGTAACGATCGTCCCTGCTTAGTTTTCTATGAGTTATGGAACTGTCATTGGTAGAAATTATAAACCGCTCTTCCGCCCTCATACTGAAGGTCAGCAGCTCTTTTCCTTTCCCATCGGTTATGGTCACTCGTAGATCTGACTGAGCTACACCCTCCACGAAATCCCCCTGAGCGACATACAGACGCGATTAGAAATTGTCGGCAGCAGCATCAAAGGGATTCGCAAATTGCGGTATTCTGAAAATGCGCGCTACCCCTGTGTGCAATCTTAATAAAACCAGTCGTCTGCGCTTTCCCAGGTATCCTGAAGAATCCCCTCGACCGTCTTCTTTGCCTCCTTCTCGCCGCCGTAAACACTTAGTCCATCCGAACCCGCACGACGGATAACAAGGCTGCAATCTTCGAAATGATTCTGGAGTCGTTTTAATAGCTCTTTTTCCAGCGCCGGTACTGCGCCATTAGGAAGTTTTTTAGTACGATCAATGGTTAATTCAACTTTCATGGTGGCCTCCTTTGCGTGTACTGTGTTTTTATACAGTATACCTACATGGAAAATTGGTCAACGCCTTAAGAGCACAAAATGCCAATTCCATGTCAGTAAGTAAAAATAAAACCCGCCGAAGCGGGTTGAATAATCAGACGTTTTTACGCTGCAATTTCTTTCGATTGGCAGAGTTCAGGGAGATTTGCTCTCACCAGCGCCTCTGCGAACGGCGGCGGAACTGCATTACCGCAGCGGGCTACCTGCTTATCCTTCGCATACTTCACGCCGCGGTAGTCTCTGTCGATGATGTACCACTCAGGGAAGCCCTGCGCCCGGTATAGCTCATGTGGCTGCAGCATGCACATGCCAGTATCTACGATGCGGTACACCACGCTTTCGATAGTCACCTGCCCAGTGCTGTCCGGGCCGCTATATTCGCGCATGAACTCAAGCGCCAGTTGCACACGCTGCTCATCGTACCCGTCCACGGCAAGCAGGGTTTTCACTTCTCCTGCGTGCCCCCGCCTGCGGTAACTGTCGCCATTGGCTGGGGTTGCGCTGCCCTTCCTGGCAGGTCAAAAGTAGTTTCTCCAGATGAGATGTGATCGATGCGTGGCGATTGTTGAAGGACATTCTGTTGGCTAATTATCAACAGACTTTCAGAGAGAGTGAAAAGTTTGAATTACACGACTCAAAGGTCTTGGAAAAAGGGTGTTAACAGTTAAGGATGTTATATATGTGTTACACGCAACCTATAAAACAAACACCAGTAGTTGACGATTCTTACGCAGATTGCGCGATACCATGTTGCGCAATTCTGACCTTTCATTGAAGAAATCATCACTCGATCAAATTTTGAATTTTTTTTCTTAATTATTGACATGTCTTCCAGGCCTTACGGTACGAGGACTTAGCCTTTTTTACCCTTTCACAACCTCAATTTAACGTCAAAATCAACCCTTGTGCTGAAAAGATTCCTTACTAGAATACTCATCATATAGCGCAAATATTTTTTGCAAGCCCTATATGTAGTATTTAAACATTTAAATTTTTACGGCCTGCCGGAAATGAAAAAACCCGGCTGATTAGACCGGGTTCTTCAATCGGTAACTGGAGGTGAGAACTCCACTTACCGTGCCAAATGTATCTGGCGACTGAAGTTAGCTTAAACAAATGAACTGAATTCTTCAAGCGAGGGGACGGAACAAGAACACTTCTGGACACTTTAGAGAACCTTGAAGCTTGATATACAAGTAAAATTTTTTGCCAGGGTTTTTGGTGATTCTTAAACCCCACCCAACCCAAAATCGTGCTGAATGTATCTGGCGACTACTGATACAGCAACTGCAAAGGCAAGCCCAGGGGTATTTGCGGCGAGGCGCGATGAACAAAGAGAAAGCGGCATGGCATTGCTCCTGCTGATCTTAAAACTCGCGCCCCCGGTGACGGCCATCATTACGGCCCTGCTGGGATACTTTATAGACCGCTAACCCTAAGCCCAGGAGGCTATTATGGTTGCATTGCTGTTGAAAATCGTACCGCCGATGTTCGTGATCATTAACGCGATCATCGAGTACGTAAACCAGCGCCCTTAAGCCTGGTTTTGAAAAGGCCCGGAGTAGTGGGCCTTGTTAACTTCGTTACAGCAGCTCATCTGGGATTGGTTTCACACCTGAGCTTTCAATGAACTGGATTATCTCCTGCCCAGTTGTGCTACGACCAATGGCTACCGCATAGACGTGCCCGTTATGCGGAAAAAGGTCAACTTCAAACGTTTTGAGGGGAGTGCCATGGCTAACATGGCCAGCAGCCTGAACAGTAACTTCTCCTACAAGCAACTTTCGTTTGGGATAATCGTCTGTCTTGATCTCCCCATCGAGACCGCGACCAATGAATAGATATTCAACTTTCACCTTCCATCCTCCTGCTTCTGATAAACCGAATCGTTGCCTTTCGGCTGAGTGATAGAACGTTTCCGACAATACCGTAGACGCTCAATAAAATACTCTCGGTACTGCTCAGGTTGTTCTCGGGCCACCTACTCAGCGATAACCGGCATGTTCAGGCGCTCTTTATACGCCACTCCGGAGGACGCCAAGTCAACGTTGACCTTGTCGCGTTCTTCCTGCGGCTTTGCAGCAATATTCCAGTCAGACATAAAAAATCCCCTCGTGGTTAGAGGGGATTATAGAGCACTAATCTACAATCTCTAAAAAAGAGTAGTTCAGGCTCCTGAACTGACTACGCTTACCATATGCGCCTTCATTACCAAGTGATTTTAGATAACGATCTGCTTCAGGGGCGAGAGCAGCAGTCAGCTCCTCATCGCTCATCCTATCTTCTCGTTCTATGACTGTTTCGAACTCATATTGCTTTTCGTCTGTTGTTATTGTGACCAAGTATTTTGCTTTCATATCAACCTCAATCGATGCTGTATGCGAGGATGAGTTTAGGTGAGTTTACGGACAAATATTCACCCTGATGGCGAATACTTTCACCGGATCGGGCCCAAAATGCGGATGTGTGATCGCCTTCAATTCGTAACCAGCATACGGAACGTCGATACGCTTACTCAGCGTCATCGCGCTTCGGATACCTGAGGTGAACCATGTCGCAGGTAATTTTTAACGAAGAATGGGTTGTTGGCG